GCACACGCATTTAATGAATTGTTACCTGCTTCGGGGCCCGTGCGCACCGTAGTAATGGGTAAGGAAACGGCTTCTAAGACGCAGCAAGCGTCGCGTGTACGTCAGTTTATGAACTACTACATCACAAATGTGATGGAAGAATACACGCCCGACATGGATCAGATGCTGTTTTATCTCCCGTTGGCGGGTTCTACGTTTAAGAAGACGTATTTTGATGAAACACTAGGTCGTGCGGTATCTAATTTTGTACCGGCAGAGAACTTGGTTGTTCCTTATGAGACCGCGGACCTCGAAACATGTCCTAACATTACGCAGGTTGTGCGCATGTCGCTCAACGATTTGCGTAAGCGGCAGATTGGTGGCACGTATTTAGACGTTGAAGTGCTGCCTGCACAGAAAGAAATGTCTGATCTTGATGGTGAATTAGACCGCATTGAGGGTCTGGAGCCTAACCAGATTGATTATGACTGCACAATTTTAGAGTGCCACGTAGATTTAGACCTAGAAGGTTATGAGGACTTGGATGAAGACGGTGAGCCTACCGGCATCAAGATTCCTTACGTGGTAACAATATCCGAAGATAACGGGCAGGTATTGTCTGTAAGGCGTAACTATCGCGAAGATGACGAGCTACGCAAGAAGATACAATACTTCACCCACTTTAAGTTTTTACCCGGATTCGGGTTCTATGGTTTAGGTTTGATTCACACTATTGGCGGTTTGTCACGAACTGCCACGGCGGCGCTGCGACAGTTGATCGACGCTGGTACGTTGTCCAACCTCCCAGCAGGCTTCAAGGCCCGCGGACTACGGATCAGGGATGACGACGATCCATTGCAGCCCGGTGAGTTCAGAGATGTGGACGCACCCGGAGGGGCAATACGTGACAGCCTTATGCCGCTGCCATTTAAAGGGCCTGACCAAACCTTATTTAACTTACTTGGTTTTGTTGTAGAGGCCGGTCAGCGTTTTGCGACGATCACGGACCTCAAGGTTGGTGACGGTAACCAGCAGGCTGCCGTTGGCACAACTATTGCTATGATGGAGCAAGGCACTCGTGTGATGAGTGCTGTCCATAAGCGTTTACATTATGCGATGAAGCAGGAGTTTAAGATTCTTGCGCGTGTGATGTCAGAGAGCTTGCCACAACGGTATCCGTATACGGTGCCGGGTGGTGATGAAAGGATTATGCAGGCGGACTTTGACGGTCGTGTTGATGTCGTACCTGTAAGCAATCCGAATGTATTTAGCCAAGCACAGCGTATTGTGATGGCTCAGACTAAGCTGCAACTAGCGACTCAAGCACCGGAACTGCACAACTTGGCAGAAGTGTTCCGAGACATGTATGAAGCGTTAGGCGTGACCGACATTGATCGGATCATGAAGTCTGTACCCGAAGAAGAGCCCAAGCCTATTGATCCTGCGCAAGAGAACATTAATGCGTTGGATATGCTTGAGCTACATGCTTTTGAAGGCCAGAATCACCAAGCGCACATCACGGCTCACTTGGTATTTGGTGCATCGCCTATGGTTGGTGGTATGCCACCGGTTGCTATGTCGTTGCAGAAGCACGTTATGGAACACGTACAGATTGCTGCTAAAGAGCAAGCCGCTGTTGCTTATTTACAACAGATGCAGCAGAAAGGCGGACAGCCTGCTACTGATGATGAAATGCTAGAAATCGAAAGAATGACGGCGCAGTTTGTAGCGGAAGGCTTGCAGCAAGTGAAAGAACTGTCTGGCCAGTTGTCTGGTGCAGGGGCCCCTGATCCGTTGGTTCAGCTTAAAGAGCAAGAGCTACAGATTAAGGCTCAAGCCGATCAGGCGGACCAAGCGATTGACCAAGCCAAGGTACAATTGGATGCACAGAATCAGCAGATGCGTGGTTCACAGTTTGACCAGCGTCTGGCGTCGCAAGAGAAACAAACACAGGCTCGTATTGATGCAGCGATGCAACGTGAGCTATTAAAGAACCGAGGAGGTTAAGATGAAAACAGTTGTTAAGGTCAACGGTTCCGCACCAAAAGACGGACCAAAGCCAGTCGAGTATGCACAGATTGATAAGCAGGGTCGTATTCCATACGGCAAGACTGCTGAAGCGCCATATTCAGATAAGCGTATGGAAGCGGGCAAAGGTCCGGGTTCCAAGCTTACTGCACGTGGTATGGGTGCAGCTAAGAAGGGCGGAAGCTATATAGGTTGTTAAGATGCCGTTAAAGAAAGGTAGTAGCAACAAAACAAAGAGCCAGAACATCAAGAAGTTGATGGACGAGGGCTATGAACAAAATCAAGCAGTTGCTATTGCTTTGTCTAAGGCTGGGGAAACGCCTGCCAAGCGTATGGCACGTGGCGGAATGGTAAAGGGTTTTAGCCCAATTGCGCGGCCACAACGTTTTCAAGGAGTTTTCTAATGAATTTTGGTGGATTTAGCTTACCCGACTTACCGGATTTAAGTGGAATAAAGATTGATGCTATACCGGCATTACCGCCTGCGCCTATTAAACAGGCACCGATACAAGCACAGGTAAAGCCCGGAACAAAAATAAAAGCGCCTGTAAAGCAAGCACCTTTGCCTGTTCCGCCGGTAGACACCCCTATTCCTTTACCGCCTATTTATCAGTCACCACCGATTATTCCACAGCCTGCGGACCCTTTGCCCGTGCCTGCGCCAGAGCCCGTGCCGACACCGTTGCCAACTCCGACACCACCTGTAAAGGACCCTGTGCCGCAGCCAGTACCCGTGCCGCAGCCGATGCCTATTCCGCAACCGGCCCCTGCTCCAGTTCCGGCCCCTGCTCCAGTACCCGTGCCCGCACCAGCACCGGTTCCAGTGCCAGAGCCTGTACCCACGCCTTTACCAACACCTATTCCCCCAGTGAAGCCTATGCCGGGAGAATCTGGGCCAATTACACCTAATCCGGGTACACCGCCTGTACCGGTTCCACAACCGATGCCTGCGCCTGTACCGCCTCCTCCGGCGGCAGTGGCACCTCCGGCACCCGCATTGCCCCCGGCACCACCTGAAGCGGTCACACCACCGCCTGTGCAAGTGCCGCCACCAAGATTTGTTGAAGAAGGTATAGGTACATTACCGCAAGCGCCTGTAGCACCTCCGGCTCCCCCGGTAGCGCCTCCTACGCCCCCTGTAGAAACGCCACCACCGGTTATGTCTACTGAACCAATAGGACTTCCAGCGGATTTTACTGTACCCGATGACATTCTTTCGCGTGGAACGGTAGGACCTGTGACACCTCCTCCTGTGGAAGCGGCACCCCCGGCTCCGCCGGTAGCAACCGCACCGCCTGTTACACCGACAGTTGACCCCTCTTTGTTTACTGATCCGCCACGAGAAGGCGTAGGTCCAAGACGGGGTTTGAGAGACGACACACCTGATCCAAGATTAGCGCAGATAACTGAGGATATAAGCGGTATTGAAACCATGGCTCCTTCTGTGGGCATGGGTGATTATATTGCGCCTACCCCCGCAGCGCCTGCACCTGCGGCACAGCCTGAAGCTGACATACCTCTACCGGATGGCAGCAGCTTTAACTTATCTGATGTTGACTTGAGCGAACTTGATTTTTCCGGATTTACATTAGGCCAGATGCCTCCGGCTTCTGCCGTAGATCAGTTTGAAGCACCTCTTAATGCTGATGGTGGTACACCAAACTACACTTTTAATGACGCAATAAGTTTGGGTCAGGATGCCGGTGGTTTTGTCGAACCTGAAACAGGTGCCTATACACCGGGTGTAAACGTTCCGGGTGTAAATGCAGGTAATGACTTTACGTTTGGTGGAAACAATAATTTTGACTTTGCCGGTATTGGACCAGACGACCTTGGTATTTCGCCCAACCTTGATGCAGGGCTAACGCTTGGTGACAGTTTCTTAACTGAACCCGGTACAGGAATGGCTGACCCATATAACCCAACGGTAAATGACAATCCATACCCGTTTATTCCGGAAGGTATTGATACCAGTCAGATGACTCCAGAACAATTGTCCGGACTTAACAGCTTTTACGAGTCTGGCGGCTTTGGCAATATCGACTACAGCGGTATTAACATAGGTGGCATTCCCGGTTATACCGGAGGCCCAATTAGCGGAGGCGGTTCTTACACACCCGGCAGTGGCACAGGTGATGGTAATTACACTGTAACGCCTGTAGATGCGGTAGGTGATTTAGACCCCCAATCATATACAGGACCTATGAACGTGCGGTCAGCAAGCACCTTTGGACTTACCGGTGCGCAACCTACTGTCCCTGCAAATAGCACAAACCCTTTCCAAAGACCTGAATCGCAAGAAGGTATTGGATCGTTGGCTGGCGGTGGCTAATGTAAAAAACGGGGGCAACCGAATTGATAGCAGAGTTAGCCGCATTTAATGCTGGGTTTAATGTTTTAAAACAATTTATCGCGAACGGTCGTGATTTGTCTGACGCCATGGGCGCTATTGGACAAATGGTTGGTGCCAAAGAAGACTTAAAAAACCGTGGTGAAAAGAAAAAGAAAAGCATTTTATCAGTCCTTGGCGGTAAAACGGATAATGATTTTGAAGAGTTTATGGCTCTTGAAAAAATCAAGGAGATTGAAAAAGAACTTACCAGCATGATGCGCTTGTATGGTCGTCCCGGATTGTATGATGATTGGGTCCGTTTTCAGGCCGAAGCACGTAAAAAACGCCGGGAAGAAGAGACTGCGCGTAAACGCCAAAAAGCTAAGAACATGGAATACTTTGCCATTTTTCTTGCGGTAACTATGGTGGTAGTTGGATTTATATTGTTGATGGTATGGGTAAAGTGGTTGGCTGGCTAAAAAGTAATAAGGCTCTTTATTTATATTCTTTTTGCGTATAAGATAAAATGCGTAAAGTCGCAGGAGGCTTTTTATGATAGAAAAACTTATAGGACCAGTTACAGGCCTTCTTGATAAATTCGTCGAAGACAAAGACCAAAAGGCAAAGCTGGCCCACGAAATTAGTACCATGGCCGAAAAGCACGGGCAGGAGATTGCCCTTGCACAAATCGCACTAAACACCGCAGACGCAAAAGGGAACTTCTTTCAATCTTCTTGGAGGCCCTTATGTGGACATGTATGCGTTCTTGGTTTAGCCGTAAATTTCTTAATATCACCCATAGCAGCCGGGTTCGGAGTAACCGTACCGCAAGCCGACATGAGCGTGATGATGCCTGTCTTGATGGGTATGTTGGGTCTGGGCGGTCTCAGATCATTCGAGAAGACGAAAGGCGTAGCAAAATGAGCTTCAAATTATCACAACGCAGCCTAGATAAACTAGACGGCGTACATCCAAAGCTACAGCAGGTTGTAGCTAAAGCCATTCAATATACTAAGGTAGACTTTGGTGTCACCTATGGTGTGCGAGAACTCGCAGAACAAGAGCGTTTGTACAAGTCTGGCCGATCACAGACTATGAAATCAAAGCATTTAGTACAGGAAGACGGCTACTCACATGCTGTTGACGTTGTAGCTTACGATGGCTCAGACGTAGTTTGGGAAATTAATGTCTACGATGACATTTGTGACGCTTTTAAACAGGCTGCTATTGAAGTAGGGGTGTCAATTAAGTGGGGCGCAGCGTGGTCCGAGGGTGACATACGAGAGTATGAAGGCACCGCAGAGGACGCTATGAACGCTTACATTGATCTACGAAGAAGCCAAGGTAGGCGGCCCTTTATTGATGGTCCACATTTTGAGGTAATCGCATAAGTTTGTAGTTTGTCCTAGCACATCTTATATATAATGTGCTACGATAATATCAGACATTGTTCGATATTATGCGAGGAGTAAATGGATGACATTTATATAGCCGAAGCGGTCTTTCGAATCTTGAGAGAAAGGCGACAATCGGTGACGGATTTAATGATTTATGGAAACGTTAAATCTATGGAGCAATATCGTGAGCTTATGGGCAACATGGAATGTCTAAATCACGTGGAACAGGAACTCAAGAGCCTGCTAGATAAACAGGAGCGATCTAATGACTAAATCAACAAAAATTGATTTGTCTGCTGCACCAAATGCTGCATTTAACATACAAGCAGAATCTGGTCCGTCAGAGCCGATCAAAAAACCATCAGAGGCTAAGAAAGACGATAAGCCTAATTTAGCTGATGCGTACACAGAAAAGCCACGTCTCAATCCAGAGGCAATTGGTAAATCCCTTCTCGAAAGAATGCCTGAACCAACCGGTTGGCGACTTTTAGTTCTTCCTTATCAAGGTAAAGCAAAGACCGCTGGCGGTATCTTTTTGCCTAACGAAGTACAAGAAAAAAGTCAGGTTTCCACACAGGTCGGGTACGTTCTTAAAGTTGGCCCGTTGGCCTATGCGGACAAGGAAAAGTTCCCATCAGGACCATGGTGCCAAGCAAAACAGTGGGTTTTGTTTGCACGTTACGCCGGGTCGCGTTTCCAAATTGATGGAGGTGAGGTTCGTATTCTTAACGACGACGAAATCTTGTCCACTATCTTGGACCCAGAAGATATTCACCAATTAACGTAAGGAGAGATTGTTATGGCTGAAGCCGAAAAAGAACAAGTCGAACTAGACTTGGGCGATTCTCAAGAAACCGAAGTAGAGGTTAATGAGGATCATACAGAATCAAGGGAGGCTGATAGTAACGACGATCAGTTTCAAAAAGCCGAGACGGCTACGCAAAAGCGTATCGACCGGCTTACCAAAAAGATGCGCGAAGCTGAAAGGCGCGAACAAGAGGCTATTCGCTACGCTCAAGGCGTACAGAATGAGTCTCAGCAACTCAAGCAGCGTATGCAGAATTTGGACACTAATTACGTGTCTGAATACACCAACCGTGTTACTACTCAAATGCAACAAGCCGAAGCTGCGCTTGCAAGAGCTATTGAGATAGGTGACAGTGCTGCAACTGTTCAAGCACAACGTGCTTTAACTAATTTAGCAATTCAGGCAGACCGCGCTGCACAAGCGAAAGCGCAATCTGCACGTGCGCAGCAACAGGCACAGGCTGCTGCACAACAACAAGTACGTCAACCAATGCCTGCCCAACAACCTAAGAGACCTGATCCTAAAGCGGAACAGTGGGCTCTTAAAAACAGTTGGTTTGGGTCCGACGAAGCCATGACTTATGCCGCATTTGGTATTCATAAAAAGTTAGTGGAAGAGGAAGGATTTGACCCGCAGAGCGATGACTACTATACTGAGTTAGACAACCGTATTGCTTCTAAGTTTAATACGGGTGCTACGGCTTCTAACAGACGACCCGCTCAGACGGTTGTAGGAGCCTCAAGAAGTTCATCTGGGCGCAGTGGGAAAAAGGTTAGACTCACCCCTAGCCAAGTCGCGATAGCGAAAAAATTGGGTGTGCCGCTTGAAGAATATGCGAAATACGTGAAGGAGTAAAAGATATGACAGAACAAGATAAAGAAATGGGTTCCGCCATAAAGAGAACTTCTCGCGCCAACGAAACTAGGGAGAAGCAGGCAATTCGTAAGCCTTGGGCTCCCCCGTCAATGTTAGATGCACCACCTGCCCCTGATGGCTTTAAGCATCGCTGGATTCGTGCGGAAACGCGTGGATTTGATGATACTAAGAACATCAGTGCCAAAATGCGTGAAGGTTGGGAATTGGTCCGTAAGGATGAATACCCTGACTTTGAATCGCCAGTTGTCGAATCAGGTAAATATCAAGGTGTGTTTGGAGTAGGCGGATTGCTTCTTGCCAGAATACCGGAAGAGACTGTTGCTGAAAGGACCGAATACTTTAATAAACGTAGTCGGGACCAAATGGAAGCAGTTGACCACGATATGATGCGCGAGAATGCACACTCAACCATGAGGATCAGCAACGCTGATCGTCAATCTCGTGTAACCTTCGGTGGCCCAAAAAAATAGGGCTGCCCTAATTAGGAGAAACTAAAATGGCAAATTCAAATACTGCCTATGGTCTTCGTCCTATCGGGCTTAACGGTTCTGCGACCAATTCTACTGGGGTAACTCAGTATGAAATCGCATCCGATAACACCAATGCTATCTATCAATACGGTATCTGTGTGCCTTTGGCCGCAGGCGTTATTGATCGTGCAGGTGCTACCAACGGTGGTACTACTCAAGCATTGGGTGTCCTGATGGGGGTGGAGTACGTCGATTCGGTTTCAAAGAAACCGGTTTTCATTAACTACTGGCCCGGTTCGGGTTCTGTTAGCGTTGATACAAACCATCCTGTAAAGGCGTTTGTAGCTGACAATCCAAACCAACTGTTTAAAGTTGCGTCTGACGCATCATTGACAGACAGAGCAACTGCTCAAGCCGCAGTCTTCGCGAATGCGTCACTTGGCACATCTGCTAGGTCAGGTTCTAC